AGCAATAGAAGAAATACAAACGAGTGTAGCCGAGTGCATAGAAATGATTAAAGAGTGCAACGATCTTTACATGAGCGATGTAGCTAAACTAGAAAAGTCTTGGCATATGTTACGATGGGCGTTTGAAGTGGATGCTGTATGAGTGTATGCGGAGAGATAGAACACTGTGAGGAGTTGATAGAGCAGTTGCGTAAAGAATTAGACGAACTCTATCTACTTAAAATGCATAAATTTTCAGCGTTACTTAGTGCCAAGAAACGTTTGTATGAACTGAAAGGAATAGATAAATGATATATAGATATGTAGTAAATACAATTAGTGATAAGTCAGGCGAAGTTGTATGCTATGAGACTGTGAGAACTTATTCAGAAGCTTTAAGGGTAGTTAAACGCTACGCAGCTTTAAATGGATTAACAAATAAAATTGAGGAGAATACAAATGCATAAACTAGAACTATCATATACTGAGTTACATACACTCAAAACTGTACTCATGTCCGATATGGAATTTTCAGCAATGGATGTACCAGATTTTAGCAGTTCAGAAGATATGTTCTTCTATTATGAAAGAGCTAAGATATTGGAAACGATTAACACTCAGATGGGAGAGACAACATGATTGAAGTAGAACGTGAGAAATACTTTGTATTATCTATACGCAAGTTAAAGCCTAGCAATGTAGGCCATCCAAGGTTCAAACTAAATGTAGTAGACAAGGATGGTAACGAAAAGATATTGCATACACGCAGAGACAGAGGTTGGGTATACAAGATTGATAAGTCCTGGGAAAAGCGCATGATTGATGGCGTTGTAAGTGACAGTGTAAAGAGAAACTACACTTTAGAACAAGCAGTAATAGCTGAAACGTTTGGGTTTTAGGATGTTAGATTTATTCTCACCTATTATACTTATGTGTCTAATATATCTATACTGGTTAATTAAATTATGTATAGCCTATGCGAAAGGAAAATAACATGAAACAAGTAATCCCCAAGCAATCTGCTAAGCTCATAGAGATAGCTGAGTTTTATCTTAACTCTGAAGCATTCAAGAGACTTAAGAGAAAGACGCAACGAGACTATGAAAGCCACCTGAAAGCTATTGTTAATACAGTAGTAGAAGGCAAGGCACTTGGGGTTTACCATAACAAGAACATTAAGGTTAGGCACTTGACTGCTGCCTACGAGCTATGGGTAAAGTCTGGGGTTCGTAGTGCAAACTATCGAAAGACAATCCTATCAGCCTGTTGGAAGCACTCAATGCGCTATGATGTCATGGTACACAACCCCGTATCTTTAGTTAAGACACAAAAGACGGACAGACGGACAGTGATGTGGACGAGAGAGTACGTTAAACGCTTCTTAGATGAGGCATATAGTGATTTTAACTACCGAAGCATAGGTTTGATTGTACATATGGCATACGAATGGGGGCAACGTGTAGGTGATATGCGCCTGTTAAAGTGGGAAGCCCTGGACCTTACCGAGTGTCGCTTGGACATCAGACAAAGTAAGAGAGGTGCAGAAGTACACCTACCTATAAGTAAGAATTTGTGTCAAATGCTCCAGGCGCAGCAGAAAGATTTTGGCTTCCAAGAATTTGTTGCACCACGAGTAAAGCCCAGGTCTGGATCATTTACGCCTTATGACTTAGAGGAAATATCCCCTAATATCAATATGTTACTAGACAAAGCTAATCTACCAAGAGAGCTTACTGCTATGGATTTGAGGCGTACTGCCGTGACTGAGATGCTCGAAGCAGGTGTTGACATTGCAGGAATACGTCAAGTAACTGGACACAAGAATATGCAAAGTGTTGTGCCATACATGGTCAATACATTTAGTGGAGCAAGTAAAGCTCTATCAGCGAGAGGGAATGAAGATGAGAGTGAGAAGTGAAGAGAGTATACAAAAAGATAGGATACGCAGAAGAAAAGAGTATGATAAAGGTCAGGCTATATTGCGTAGATACAAAAGAATTAAGGGTTGTAGTAAGTGCGGGTATAATTTAAATACTTTAGCTTTAGAATTTAACCATATCAATCCTGCTGAAAAGAAGTTTTTAATAGCTCAAAAGTGTCACAACTTAGTTAGATCAAATAATACTAAGACTAAGAGAGAAATAAAAGAAGAGATATTTAAATGTGAAGTTGTATGTTGTAATTGTCATTCCATATTAACTTATGAGAAAAGGCATTACGCAATAGAGAGAAAAAGTAGATTATGAACATTAGAGGTTACTTAGATAGTCTCAACTTAAGAGATGAAGAGTTTATCCGCAGAGATTGTCCATCCTGTAGTGGTAAGAATACTTTCACTGCTACTAAAGAGATGGGTCAGATCAAGTACAACTGTTACAAGTTAGACTGTAACATAGGTGGCTACCATAATGTAGACCTTACTGCTGCGGAGATAAAGCAACTGCTTTCAATAAGAGAAACACCAAGGGAAACGGAGAGAGAAACAATGGAAATACCAGAATATGTAGTACAGCCCAGCGCTGAGCATGATAAGTACCATAAATTTGTAGCACAGTGGGGTCTTAAGGACTCTAGGCTACTCTATGATGTTAAAGATGAACGTGTTGTGTTCCCTATCTATCATAAGGGACGCATAATAGACGCTAACGGACGTGCAGTAGGCAACAAACAGCCTAAGTGGTACAGATATACAGGGGCAGGTGACTACTTTTTTGTACATGCAGACAGTGAAACACTCATTATAGTTGAGGATTGTGTCTCAGCCCTGGTGATTAAGCAGATTTTACCTAATGTGAATGCTATGGCTATCCTTGGAACATCTCTAACAGACAAACATATGGAGAAAATAGCAGAGTATAGCAATATTATTGTAGCACTAGACCCTGATGCTGCACACAAGACCTTGCAGTTTAGCAGAGAGATACACCTATGGACAGGAGCTAAGACGATTGCTTTTAACCTTGACGATGATATCAAGTATAAAGTAGACAATGACATTGAGAGACTAAAGGAGATAGCAACATGAATGACTACATACCAACGCAGATGGAACGTGAATTAATGAACATGGGTGTTATAGCCACACAAGAGAAACCAAAGGCGATGGGGTTTAAAGAAAGTCGAGCTGAGGTAAAGGCTTGGCACAATACGCTTATAGTTGATGGCGAGGTGATGTTTTAATGTATAGTGTAGAGATGGAAGAGAACTGTTCAGTAATTACTACACTTGATGAAGATGATGCATATGAAGATGTGAAAGTTACCATAGCGAATGATGGTACAGTTTATATGCAACAATTTAATGAGGGCATATCTAGAGAGGATATGATCTACATGTCGTACAATCAACTTAAAGACATATTGAATGCAATACATTCGCCAGAGGGATGTTACTACGTAATAGAGAAGGTTACACTATGATTGAATTAGCACTTATAAAGACGCTACTAAACAGAGAATTTTATGATCAGCACAAGGGTATATTATATCGTGATAATATATTTACTAAAGATGTAAGTAAAATTAAAGATACACTAAAATGTGCCATGAAGGATTATGATGGAGATTTAAACACATCAGACTTAGAGGCTTTGTTCTATTCTCAGAATCAATCTATGACAACAGCTACTAAAATGTCGTATGGTGATTTGTTTAGAAAGCTAAATAAACAGCACCCTATCAAAGAAGAGATTGCTGATACTGTTTTAGGTGAAATGTTTCAGAAGTCTTTTGGCGAGAAGCTTGCTAACCAAGCCTTCGATATAGTTAATGGCAAGGTAAAAAGTTTAGAATCTCTTCGTGTTTTACTTGATGATTATAATGACGATTTTACACCTAATGTTAAGATAGCTTATGATGATACGTCTATAGAAACTATTATTAAAGCTAATGATACAGCCTGTCAGTGGAAATTCAATATACCAAGCTTAAGAAGAGAGGTGGAAGGTGTATCAGGTGGACACTTTATGATTGTAGGAGCTAGACCTAACACTGGTAAAACATCCTTTCATGCTTCACTTATAGCGGGTGCAGGTGGATGGGCGCATCAGGGTGCTAAGTGTGTAGTCTTATGTAACGAGGAAGCATACGAGCGTGTGGGTGCAAGATACCTAAGTGCTGCAACCAATATGACTATGGAAGAGGTTAAGAATAATGTAGCACTAGCACGTAAACGCTATGAGCCAGTACGCCAGAACATTCGTATGAAAGATAGCACCAACAAAGACTTGCAGTGGGTTGAGTCCTTAGTCAAGCAAGAGAAGCCAGACATTCTTATATTAGACATGGGAGATAAGTTTGCTACAAAGAACAGCGATAAGTCCGATGTGTACCTAAAAGATGCCGCTATCTATGCTCGTAACATTGCTAAGCAATACAACTGTTGTGTTGTATGGATGTCGCAGTTGAGTGCTGTAGCTGAAGGTAAGGTATATGTAGATCAATCTATGATGGAAGGCAGTAAGACAGGCAAGGCAGCAGAAGCAGATTTGATGCTGTTGATAAGTAAGAACCCTATAGTTGAAGGTGCTGATGAAGAGGATACTCAGCGACACTTAAACATAGCAAAGAATAAACTTAAGGGTGGATGGCATGGGGTTGTCCACTGTGAATTAGATGGTGGTAGATCGCTATACACCGCATAGGAGAGAACATGAGAATAGTATTAGATGTAGAGAACACAACACAAAGACGAAACAATAAGTGGCATCTAGACCCCTACGAGCAGGGAAACTTTCTGGTACAGGTTGGTATGCAAAATGCTGATAAACCTGGAGAAACACACATTGTTAACATAGACCATCAAGAAAAGAAGGATACCAGTGGCGTTGGGCGTAAGTTAGTTCAAGATGTACTGGACCTTACAAAGCTTTTAATTATGCACAATGCACAACACGATATGATGTGGCTCTGGGAGTGTGGCTTCAAGTATGATGGGGCTATCTATGACACGATGTTAGCCGAGTACATACTGCTTAGAGGTCAGAAGTTGCCACTCAGTCTTGATGGATGCGCCCAACGCAGACAGTTAGACATGCAGAAGCAAGACACATTAAAGAATTACTTTAAGGAAGGATACAATACAAATGAAATACCGTTGGATGAACTTAGCTTTTATCTTAGGGGTGATCTCG